GTCGCACATCGTCACGGCCCACCGCGACCAGCACGGGGCGGAGCCGCGACGGTGCGAGGTCCGCCGCGATCGGCTGGTGCCGGAGCCGCAGGGGCGGTGGCGGGTGTGGGGGGAGCCGTCGCGCACGGCGGAGTACGTCGCGTTCATCGACCCGTCGCACGGCACGGGCAGCGCCAACAGCGCCGTCTGCGTCATGGACGCGCTCGCTCGCCGGGTGGTGGCGGAGTTCGTGGACCCCAACATCGCGACCTACGACCTCGCGCTGGAGGTGGCGAACGCCATGCGCCGGGTGTGGCGTGGCAAGCGGGCCACGCTGGTGGGGTGGGAGACCAACGGCCCGGGCGCGGCGTTGCAGCACGACTTCGACCGGGCGCAGTACCCGGCGATCTACCGCCAGCGGCAGACGGGGACGACCAGCGAGCGGGCCACGCGGCGTGTGGGCTGGACCAGCACCAAGCGTGCCAAGCGTGCGCTGCTGGGGGACTTGAGTCGCGCCATCGCGCAGGGCGAGGTGGTGGTCCCCAGCATGGACGCGCTGGACGAGATGCTGGAGTACGTCATCCTCGACGATGGGTGCATCGAGGCCGGGTCACGCCGTGACGAGTCGAGCGGTGCGCGTGAGGCGCACGGTGACCGTGTGATCGCGCTGGCCGGGGCGTTGATGCTGTGTGCGGAGGTGGGTGGTCCGATCGAGGACGAGCCGCAGTACAGCCCTGACACTTTGGGGTCAATCTTGCGTCACGACGACGTGATGCGCGAGTGGTGACGGTAGGGTGGTGTGCATGGCGAAGAAGACGGTCAAGTTGAGTGTCGGTCGCGGCGAGAAGTTGCCCGTGTCGCGTGGTGCTGGGTTGACGGCGAAGGGCCGTGCCAAGCACAACCGTGCGACGGGCAGCGACCTCAAGGCTCCGACGAAGGACAAGGACAACCCGCGCCACAAGTCGTTCTGCGCCCGTAGTCGGTCGTGGACCGGCGAGCGTGGCAAGGCTGCCCGCCGAAGGTGGGGGTGCTGACATGGCGAAGAACTCGCTGGTCGGGAACATCAACCGCCGGAAGAAGGCTGGGACATCCCGTCCCAAGTCGAAGTCAACGGTGAGTGCGAAGGCGTATGCCGCGATGAAGCGCGGATGGAAGAAGGGTCGCTGATGCCATTCAAGAGCGAGCGCCAGCGCAAGTTCATGTACGCGAAGCACCCCAAGATCGCGGCCCGGTGGTCTCGTGAGGAGAAGGCTGGCAAGCGTCCGGCTGCGAAGAAGAGGCGGGGCAAGCGGTGATCGCTGCGGTGTTGGCGATCATTGGGTTCCAGTTGCTGATGATCGGCATGATCATCCGCGAGATGCGAAAGATCTGACCATGCTCCACGACTGGAAGGTCCACCACAAGACCCGGAACATCCATGTCGTGGAGATCGAGGGTGTCCGCCCGTCGGAGTTTGAGCATTGGGTGTTGCTGTCGAGCGACAGGCACCATGATTCGACCCACGCGGACTGGGATTTGGAGCGCAAGCACCTTGAGGAGGCCGTCGAGCGCAACGCGACGGTGCTGGACTGTGGTGACCTGTTCGACTGCATGGGTGGGCGTTGGGATCCGAGAAGTTCAAAAGGCGAGATCAGATCTGAATATGCGCTCGCCCCGGACTACCTCGATGCGATCGTGCGTGACGCTGCGCGGTTCTACGCGCCGTATGCGAGGCAGTTCGCGTGCATCGGGCGTGGCAACCACGAGACCGCGATCACCAAGCGCCATGAGGTTGACCTGACGGAGCGCCTGTGCGGTGCCATGTCGCAGATCAGCGGCATCCCTGTGATGGCGAGCGGGTACGGTGGGTGGGTGGTGTTCCGTGCGCGGGTGTGGGGTACGACGGAGGTGAACCTGCGGCTGCGCTGGTTCCACGGCAGTGGTGGCGGCGGCCCGATGAGCCACGGGGTCTTGACGACCCGCCGGATGGCGTCGTGGCTTCCTGACGCTGACGTGGTGGTGAGCGGCCACACGCACGACCACTGGCACGTCAAGTTGATGAGGGAGCGGCTGGTCACTACCAAGGGTGACTACCGGATTGGTCTGACGGAGCAGCACCATGTCCGCACCCCCTCCTACAAGCAGGAGTGGAACGACGGGTATGGCGGGTGGCACATCGAGACCGGGAAGCCGCCGAAGCCGCAGGGTGCCATGTGGATGAAGTTGACGATGGCGGACACCAAGCATGAGGGTATGCGGCTGATTGCCACCTTTACGGAGGCGAACTAAATCCATGCGTCGGCGCGAAGCCGTGGCGTGGCGTTTGTAGAGTGATTCGGCCCACGATGGGCGACCGCAAGCCGACGGGATCGGCGCAAGGAATGCAATGAAGAAGAAGACTGGTGTTGACGTGAAGAAGATGGCTGGCAAGGTTGCGACCTCGAAGACCGCTTCGGGCATGAAGGTCGCCGTTCTCAAGCCGCGGAAGAAGTGATGATCGTCAAGGTGGGCAATGTCTACCTGCCAGTTGATGCGATCGACCGCATCGAGGGCAATGACGAGCGGATGGCCGTGTGGTCTTCCGGCAAGGCTTTCTACGTTGCCGGACCTGACCGTGATGCGCTGATGGCGCAGATCACGGCGTTGATGCCAAGGGTTGAACAGAATGACTTTGCGCCCGTGAAGGGCAGAAAGAAGGCATGATGTACGGCAAGAAGAGTGGTGGATGCGCGTCGAGCCGCCGTGGCAAGAACGGTGGTCGTGACGGAGCGAAGGGCGGCGGTTACGGCGGAGCCAAGGGTGGCGGCAAGGGTGGACCGAAGGGCAAGAAGCGATGATGAAGTTCGATCTGGCTTCTCTGGTGCGCGAGATCGAGAGCGCGGAATCATTCCGCGACACCCATCTTGTGGAGTGGAAGAGCCTGATCGAGCGTTTCCACGGGCCGTCCTACCGCGAGTCGCGGGAGCAGATGGACGACCCGGAGAACTTCATCCTTGAGTACATCGCCCTGTTGCTGCCCCGGATCGTGCATGACAACCCGACGGTTCGCGTGAAGAGCGCGAGGCCGGTCAGCCAGTCGGAGGCTGCCGGCGTGTTGCAGGTTGGCATCAACCGGTGGTGCAAGATGGTCGGTGTGCGGAACACCCTTGAGCGGATTGCGACGGACATGCTGCTTGCCTACGGGGTGGCGCTGACCGTGAATGAGCCGCGCAAGGGCTATGTGACGAGCCTGACGACCGATCCGTACCTGCCCCGGGTGTACCGGATCAGCCCGGATCGGTTCTTTGTTGACCCTGCTGCCACGCACTTGGACGAGGCCCGGTACATGGGCCACTGCTGGATCACCGACCGGGACGACCTGCTGGCAAGTGCTGAGTCTGACAATACTTGGGACGTTGACGTGATCGAGCGTGTTGCCGCCAACACCGGGGTCAGCGATGTCCGTGACGACACCGACATCGACCGCAACATCCCCGACCGCAAGGAGTTGGTGGTGTACGAGGTGTGGGTGCCTGAACTGCACGACGAGGCTGCGGAGTTGATCGACGCGGCCACGGATCGTGCGATGTTCAACGGCACGATCTACACGGTGGTGAAGGGTCAGGCCGAGAGCGGCAAGAAGGCGAACATGGGTATGGCGCGTGCGCCCCGTCCGTACTACGGGCCGAGGACCGGGCCGTATACGGTATTCGGTGCGTATACGGTGCCTGACGATCCGTACCCGTTGTCGCCGATCATGGCCCTGATGCCGCAGATCGACGACGTGAACATGCACCTGCGAAACATGCGGTACAGCGCCAGCGCGTACAAGCGCCTGCTGGCGGTGGACGCACGCAACGCCAAGATGGCACAGGACATCCGCGACCGCGAGGATCTCTATGTGGTGCTGGCGGACAACCTCGACCCTGACGCGCTCCGCACGATCGAGGTCGGCGGGATCACGGCGCAGCAGGTCCAGTACGCGGCGATGGCTCAGGACCGTCTGGACCGCGTGTCCGGCATCCACGACGCCATGCGAGGCAACGTAAGCGGCAACGCTACGGCGACCGAGGTGCAAGTGGCGGAGAGTTCCAGCGGGCTGCGGATCAGCCACCTGAAGCGTCAGTTTCAGGAGTCTGTGAATCGGTGCCTCCGGTCGGTGGGCTGGTTCATGTTCTACGACGACAAGGTGGTGTTCCCGGTCGGCGAGGACGGGATTGCCATCATGGGCGAGCCGGAGCCGATCTTCTCCGCGATGGCGATGGTTGGGGTGTTCGACGACCTCGACATCGACGTGGAGGCGTACAGCATGGAGCGGGTCAGCGAAGGGCTGCTCCAGCGCCGGTCGGTCGAGTTGCTTCAGGTCATCGGCAACATCAGTCAGGCGGTGGTGGCTGCCCCGCATGTGGACTGGAAGCAGGTGCTGTCGGTGGTCGGTAACGCGATGAATATGCCCAATCTGGCCGACATGATCGACCTGCGTGCCGTGCAGCAGATGCGGGCGCAGGCCCAGCAGGCCGCCGCCGGCGCTCAGGCCGGGGCGTCTAAGCCCCGATCCATGCAAGAAATTATTTCAGAGGTTGAGGGCCGGCGCTGATGCCCCTGTACCCTTTCATCGACGAGGCCACTGGCGAGACTGTCGAGTTGATGTACTCGATGTCTGAGGCTCCCAGCATTGGCACAACCGTCGAGGTGGATGGCCGTGTGTTGACGAGGGTGGTCGCTGACTACCAGATCGACCCAGCCACGAACCGCTCCCAGTATCCGTATGTGTCGTCGTCGCTGCCTCGCAACCTTGAGGGATGCACGACGAACAGCCAAGGCAAGCCAGTGATCATGTCTCGTAGGCATGAACGTGAGGTGATGTCGAGGCACGGGTATGCGAAGGAGTAGGACAGCGTGGCTGAACCCAAGGACGGCGTGACCGAGGCTGAAGAGCCGAAGGTCGAGGCAGAGATCGAGAATCCAGTCGAGGCAGCGGCGGAAGAGCCTGTTGCTGATCCCGTAACGAGCGAACCCCTTGGTAGGGACGCAGACGACGAGGTCTTGGATCGACTGTTGGGCGAGTCGGAGCAGAAGGAGGAACCTGTTCCGGTCAAGCCAGATGCTGATCTCGATCGGGCATACCAGATTCTCAAGCGCGATGGTGTGCCTGATGACATCCTCAAGTCCGTGTCCAAGGACACTCTGATGGCGTGGGCCGGCAAGGCCGGCAAGCGCCAGACTGACGTGGACGGATACGGCAAGAGGATGAAGGCGCTTGAAGCCGAGAACGCCCAGTTGAAGTCCGGGCGCAAGGCTGGCGACGAGGAGTTGGAATCCTTCGATGAGGAATCCGACAACCCCCGTGGCAAGCCGGATACGGACGACGACGATGCGGGATCGGACGAGACCACGGCGGATCCGCGCTATACGGCGCTGTCCGAAGAGGTCTCAAAGTTGCGCCTGCAACAGCAGGAGCAGCAGTTGCGTGGGCTGCAAACCCAAGTCGAGCAGGCCATCACGTTCGTTCAAGGTCAATACGGCAACCCGGTTGACGCGAACGCAGTGCTGGCCGAAATGGATCGTCTTGGGCGAAGCAAGCCCGGTACCTACCCAACCATGATTCACTTGGCTCAGGAGGCTTTCGCCAACATTGCAGGTCCGGCCCGGGATCCCCGGCGCGTAGGACAGCCGACAGCACGACCGACCGTAGGCAGGAACGAGCGTCCCACGACGCCCGCCGACGCCGAGGACGCAGTTCTGGAAGCACTGCTTGAAGGGCGAACCCTTTCCGAAGCCAAGAAACTGACACGAAAGTGAACAAGTAATGCCCGGAACCCCGATTCAGACCTTCAACGACTTCATGAATGCGACTGGTCCGACGTATCTGACCAGCGCCGATCAGGTGATCAACGAGGCCGTCAAGAACACCTACGCCTTCAGCCGGCTCCTCAAGGAGAAGACCAGCGAGGCGACGGTGCAGGGCGGCAACGAGATCCGCGACGTGATCATGTTCGATGACGCATCGACCTACGATCACTACCTTCCCAACGACACGTTCTCGTGGCGCAACGCCAACGTGACCGACACGGTGCGTGCGCCGTGGCGCTTCTCGATCGACCACATGGCGTGGACCGATCACGAAGTTGAACTCAACAGCGGCTCCGGCTCGACCCGCGATTACGTCAAGGCGCAGTACAAGCGTCTGAAGCGGATCAAGGAGCAGCGCATGTGGACCTCGCTGACCAACGGGTTTGAGAACGACCTGTGGGCCACGACGTTCAACAACAACGCCGAAATGGAAGGCAACGCCGGCAAACTGCCGTACAGCCTCCCCGCGTTCATCACCGAGATCCCCATGACCGGCAGCCCGTTCGGTGCTGATCAGCGCGGCGACGTTCCGTTCGGTTGGACGAACGTGATGAACCTCGCCCCGTCGGCGGAGACCCGATGGTCGAACCAGATTTCGTACTACGACCCGGCTCCAGCAAGTGGCGATCCCAACGCGCCGCTCGCTCTGTACTCCAGCATCCAGAACGTCCGTACTGGTGCCGACAACTACTCTGCGTACATCGGGGGTCTGCTGACTGCGTTCGACGAGATGTTCCTCAAGTTGGACTTCCGTACTCCCAGCACCCGCGCCGAGTACTTCGAGAAGCCCTCGATGAACCGGCAGATGATCCTCTGCTCGCGTCTGGGCATCAACCAGTACAAGCAGGTTCTGCGTGCCAGCAATGACACGCTGGTGTCGTATCAGGATCCGGCATACAACGCGCCGACCTACAGCGGCATCGAACTGATGTACTGCTCCAACCTCGACACGGCGGCTCTGTTCCCGAGCGGTGGCGGTACTCGCACCACCGCTACCACCGACATCGGCGCGATGACCGGATACGCTGCCGAGGCTTCGGCTACCGATGCTGGTCCTCGTTACTGGTGGGTCAACGGCAACTACCTGACGCCGATCTTCCACAACCGCCGCTACTTCGAGAAGCACGAAGTGCTGCGTCACCCCAACCAGCCGTTCACCTACGTTCAGGTGGTGGACTGCTGGTGGAACCTGTTCTGCAACAGCCGTCAGCGTCAGGGCATCGTCGCTCCGATCAGCGTGTCCTGATCGAAGTCAACTCACTCACAAGGGGGGCTGGGCAACCAGCCCCCCACAACTCAAACGTAAGGAATCAACACACATGTTTCTTGCTCCCACTTCCGGCGACATCGGCGTCCAGCCCCACGGCCACACCGCCCGTGTCATCAACCGCAGCGGCGGCGCTCTCGTCGTCGGCGACCTCGTCGTGACCTCGTTCGCTCACGCCAGCGTGACGTACCCCGCTACCACCATCGCTCAGGCCCGTCTCACCCCGTTCGCCAACGTCGTCAAGGCGGACGGCAGCCCGGTGACGCTTGGCTTCCTTGGCGCGGTCGTTGACGTTGGCTCATCGTCGGGTGCCAACGGCACCGAGGTGGTCGTCCAGTTCGGCGGCGTTTGCAAGGTCAAGACCACGGCTACCGCTGCGGTCTCGATCGGTAGCGTTCTTGGTCCTTCGGACACGGCTGGTGAACTCACCACCGGCGCTTCGACAACCTCGACCTACCCCGCTGCAATCTCGCTTCAGGCGCTTGCCAGCGGCACGGCTGTTATTGACGTGCTGCTGCTCAGCGACCTGTGGTTCGGTGCTGACATCTGATCGGTCCTGATCCCAACAATCCCGGCTGGCTGGGGGAAACCTCAGCCAGCCGCTTCCAATGCCCACCTTCGCACAGGTCAAGCGTCACGTCCTGCTCGCCGTCGGCGGGTACCCCAGCCTCGCGGCTGGTCAGACCAACGCCGAACGTCTGGCAGAAGTCGTCAACCAAGCCGGCCAGTACCTGTTCCAGCGCCCGTGGCGGTTCAGGGAGAGGACCAGCACGCTCATCAGCCTCGTAGCCAGTCAGGACTATGTGTTTCTCCCGTCCGACGTGGAGGAGATCATCAGCCTGATCAACCGCGAGAACATCGGGTTCAACATCGAGTTGGTCACGCCGGACCACCTACAGAACCTGCGGGAGATCGGCATTGACAGCGGGGGCCACGGCGTCACCTATGCGTGCTTGTCCCGTGTCGCCAACGCTGCCGGCGCTGCCTTGAACCCGGCACGGCTTGAACTCTTCCCGACTCCGACCGCTGCCGCAACCGACGCTCTGGCCGTCCGTTACCGCGCAGGATGGGTTGAGATCGCCAGCGGCGCTTCCGACTCGTACGAGATCCCGATCCCCAAGTACTGCGACTCGCTCTTCATCCAGTACTGCCGAGCCTTCGGCATGGCGTATGAAGACGAGGGACTGTCACAGCGTCTGGTCGAGATCGACGCCGGCCCAATCTTGGCTGGCGCTCTGACCAAGGACGGGATCCTCCAGCGTGACATCGGTCGCCTTCGTCCTTCCTACGAGATCGGATACGGGGTGAGCATCATCCCGAGGTTCACCCAGAACCCGTCTTGAGGTGACCAGTGGGCGTATCAGTCACCCCATCATCGGCGCAGCAGATCGAGTGGCAGGTCCACCCGACCGTCGTCACCCAGTCTGGTTCGGGTGCCGCCGTGATTGGGCAGGCGGTGTCCAACTTCGCGCTGACCGAGGCGCAGTTCGACTCATTGATCAATGGTGGCGGAGGACTCCAGCCGACGATCCGCATTGATTGCGAGAATGCTGGTCGCACGCTCATCATGCCATTGGTTGAGTTTACTGGAGCGGCCACGTTTCAGTTTCAGGTGCTTGGCTGGTCCTACAGCCGGCCTGCTGCGGCGTGGATCTGCCAAGCGGTGACGCACAGCCCAACGGCTGTGAATGCCAGCAACACGGCTGACTCAGGCACTGGTCTCATACTTGGCGGTGTGGCCTACCGGGCGTTCGGCCTTCTTGGTGTTACAACCACCACCGGCAATGACGGAGACGGTGGCGTGGTTCCGCTTCCGGCGCACTACGAGTATTTGCCGGTCGAGGGACTTCGCGCAGCGAATGCATCTGTTCTTGCGGCATCCAGCGCGATCTTGCAAGTCAACAATTACGGTTGGAAGTATCTGACGCTTCACTTGAGGCAAGCGGCCACCACTGCTTACACCTGCAACTTCAGGTGTTTGTACGCAAACACATCGCAGATCATCAGGTGAATCATGGGATTGTCCATCACTCCAGATTCGCCTGCACTGAAAGACTGGGAGTTCCACCCTACGATTATGACATTGTTGGGATCGACGATTTCGTCGATGTCACTTGTTGTACCGTCGTTTGCTCTTAGCGATTCAGACTTCCAGTCGAAAGTGATACTGGGCGAGAACCCTCCTTCAATGCCGATGCCATCTATCGTGATGGAGACATTGAATTGCTACCAGATGTCAATCATGCCGTTCGTGGCAACGTCATTGACGATTTCCGATCTCAAGTACCAGTTGATTGGATGGAACTGGAGCATCAGCGCAAACTCTTGGATAGGTGTTGCCATAACCCATTACCAAAGCGCACGCTCTGGAATGCAGATCATGCAGTTTCCCGGCGCTGGAATTCAGCATCCGCTTAGGCCCGGAACGACATTTGTACCTATGGAACGTATTGGCGTTTCTACGGCGACGGATGCCGACGGTGGTCTGGGGATCATTCCTCTTCCAAAGCATTACAACGTGTTGCCGGCAGAGGGGTTGCTTTCTTGCGGAACGGATACGCATGCCTCGCCAGCAACTGTTGTCGTGAAGAACTACGGCTGGAAATACATCAGTCTTCATATCGCACTTGGCACATCAACACCCGGTGCTTCAAGTGCGATGTGCATGTACAAGCGAGATTCAGGGTTCTTCTCGTAGAAGAACGACATAGCACTTAGTCAACAAACATCGGTTGTCTCATCATCAGTCGCTTTCGCGCCATCTGAGAAAACATCATGCGAACTTCAAATTGGCCCTCCCTGATCGCTCCACAGATTGCTACTGGTCCCTCCTTGTATGGCAGCACGACCCCATGTTCGATGTTGCGCGACCTACTGAATGGGACCGACAGCCTTGACATCGTCACCATTGGTGACAGCAACATGGGTTACTCCGATGCAGGTGTTGCCACCTCATACGGACATACTGCTGGTATTCATCGATACCTGAGTTCGTTCGGTGGCGTCAATGCCTATGCGACTCCTTTGTTCCCGGGCGCTCTTGCCAGCAGTGGAGCGTGGACCAGTGCCATGTTCGGAGCCGGCCTGACGTTTACTACTCCATCTGATGGTCAGGCTGGAAGTACGGGAAATGTTCGATTGCTGGTTACCGCCGCTGCTGTTCCAGATGCCAACGCAGCGGCAGTGATCAGCAATCTGAATATCAACACAACCATCCTCCCGAAGTTTGCTGGCCTCGCTTGGGATGCTGGGTTTGTCGCGTCAGGTGTTACCTATACTTCTCCGGCGAACCAGAATTACATCGGACTTGGAACGGCGAATCTGATCAACATTGGTACCGGATCTGGTTCCACGAATTGCCAGTACCGTGTCGTGTACGCGAAGTTTGCAGCGACCGGTGGTCAATTCAAGCCTGTTGTCTGGTCGAGTTCAGGATCGACCGTTTCTTCTTCGTACGTTTCGACCGCCGGAGGTTCAGCCGGTAATTGGTACGGGACAGCGACACTTGACTTTGCTACTCGCAACCCAGTTGTCGAAAACAGGTGTGGCTGGGATGGTCTGGGACAGTCTGCGCCTACGACTGGTCCATTCGCGTGCTTGTGGCATAGCGTTGCAAGGCGATCGTTCAAGGGATACGCGGTCAACCCGCTGATCTACGATGGAGGCAAGAAGACGGGAGAACTCGCCGATCGCGTCGAGGGCATGGGAAGCCTTCTCAATTCCTACCTAAAGGAACTTCGTGAACGCCAGATTGCAAGTGGCGGAAGCGGTCGCCTTCTGGTGTACATCAACAGTGGAATCAACCAGCCCGAGACCGCTGAGCAGTGGACGGCTGCTGCCGACCGCATTGTGGATCACATCACCGAGCGGTGGCAAGCCGAAGGTGGCAGCCAGTCTAATCTGGCATTTGTCTTCACCATCACTCATCCATGCACCGTTGATCCGTGGCTGAGTGCGCGTCCTGCTCTGGCGGCGAACGCAAACCAGTACGCCCAAGCGAGGATATCGTCGAACATCTCCGTTGTTGACATTGCCGCCGCCTACCCGGGATACAAGTTGCTCAACGGTTCAACTCCGTCTGGGCGTCTGTATTCGTCGATCGGCGCAGACGAAGCGGCGCAACAGGCACACCTGACGTTCGCAACCAATACTCAGGCAAATGGTTACGACGCAGTTGCCGGAAGCGTGATGATGTCATTGATGTCCAAGACGTGAGGTTCAAATGGGTGGCACTACAAGAGTTCCGTTGGCTACTGACATTCGGTTCTACAGCATGATTGCCACGCTGGTCACAGGCTTTGCCAGCGTGTGCGTCATGCTTGGCCGGCGTGACGAGTCGTTCTCACGGGCGCAGGCTGACATCGTCGAGTTGCGGCAGATCACTGGGGATCTCGCCAAGACGGTTGCAGCCAGCGCCCAGACGAGCCTGCACCACGCCGAGAAGATTGCAGAACTCAGAAGCAGGATCGACCGTCTGGAGGAACGCCAGTGAGGTTCCTGCTTCTGGCATTCCTGCTCTGCTCCTGTTCTAGCGGCACGCAGGAGATCGCAGACAGCGCATCGGCCATCAGCAGTCAGGCCCAGTCGATCACTGACAAGGCCCGCGAACTGACCGTCTTGGCCGGACAGATTGACGAGAATCTGGCCGCCGCACACGGCTACTTGGCCGGTGAGCAGCAGGATCCGGGCAAGGCTGCCCAGCGCATCGAGGCGTCCCGGTTGGTGGTGTCGGATGTCTCCGACAAGGCGGACGAGATCATGGTGCTGTCCAGCGAGATCCACGCCGAGACCACGGACATCGTCGGCAGCCTGCCGACCGTGAAAGACACCACGCCTTGGTGGGCAGGTCTGATCAGTCTTCTGGTCAGTTTGGGGCTGATGGGCCTTGCCGCGTTTATGCTGGTGCATACGGGGATCGGAGCATCTCTGGGCGCGTTGCTCAGGAGCCTGATCCCGAAGCGTAGGAGCAAGTAATGATGATCTTTGGCAGCATCGAGAGCCTTCTTGGCTCAATCTGGTTCGCGGGCTTGACGTTCTGTGCCGGCTATCTGCTGGCGCACATCTGGCCGGTCAGCGCGTTCAAGAAGAAGTGAGAACCCCCGTTCTGCCCTGCTCCCCCCGTACCCGGGGGTGAGCGGGGTTCTAGGAGATAGGCATGGCAACCCGTATTCAGGTCCGTCGAGACACCGCAGCAAACTGGCGCACTTCAGGCTCGACCACGCTTGCGGCTGGCGAGATCGGCTTTGAGACCGACACGCTGCTGTTCAAGATCGGTGATGGATCCCAGACTTGGACGAACCTTGAGTACGCAGGCGGCACCGAGCCGATCCAGTACAACCCAAGCGGCACGTCGGTCACCGATCTCAATGACGGTTCTCTTCGCAACAACGGCAACAGCAAGTACCTGATCTCTGGTGCTGATATCGTCGCTAACGAACCGTCCACCTTGTCCCCCTTGTCCACGGCGACCGACGGTCAGTTGCTTGTGACGGTTGCCAAGTTCGACTACACCGGCTCTAGCGGCTCAGGAAACGAGCGTTTCCTGATGACGCTCCAGACGCTGACGACCGGTCGGTTCTTCTACCGGATGTACAACGGTTCGTGGTCGTCTTGGTACGAGGCAGTGAAGGCCGACCCATCGACCGGCAACGTGACGATCGCCGGCGACCTCGCCGTCAACGGTGGCGACATCACGACGACCAGCACCGGCACGGCAACGGTGTTCAACGCCAACGCGACCACGCTCAATGTAGGCGGTGCTGCGACAACGGTCAGCATCGGCGCGGCAACCGGTACGACTACGATCAACAACGCCACGACGGCGATCACCGGGAACGCCACTGTTGGTGGCAGTGCCACTGTCGGATCAACTCTTGCGGTCACGGGCAATACCACGCTGACCGGCGACCTCGCCGTCAACGGCGGCGATATCACGACCACTGGTGCCACCGGCAACGTGTTTGAAACCACTGCCACCACGGTCACGCTTGGCCGATCGGTTCCCACGGTATGCATTGCAGACAATGTCACCGCCGCTCAGACGATCGACATCGGTACTGGCGCAACGGTGGCTGGTGCCACCAAGACGATCAACATCGGCACTGGCGGCGCTGCCACCTCCACGACGAATGTCAACATCGGCGGATCATCGGGCAGTGGAACCGTGTCCATTGCACGCGACCTTGCTGTTGACACCAATGTTCTCAAGGTCGATGCCACAAACAACCGCGTTGGCATCAACGTGACATCTCCGACTCAAGCCTTGGATGTCCTTGGGAATCTGCTGGTCAGCGGAACTGCGAATATCAATGGCGCAGCACTTACCGCAATGGCAAGCGCAACGACTTCCGAATATCTAAAAGGAAGCGGAACCAGTCAGGTTGGTTCGATTGCAGTCATCATGCAGGCAACCGCTCCTGCGGGTGGTAACAATTTCTTTAGCCTTAGTTCAACTTCAGGAACTGTTACTTCGTCCTCTGGTGGGCCTAGTTACGGAAGTGAAGGAACCTCTTCTAATGTTTTTAGTTCATTTATGGTAGTTCTTATCAATGGGGGAGTTACTTGGACTGGAACTACCGTAGTACGACCAAGTGCCGGTACTTGGTCATTTGTTGCTTTTGGAGCAAGACAAGACAGTGGTCGTAATTCAATAATGATTGCAGTTAGGACCGCCTAATGCCCTACATCGGAGCCAACCTCCCGTACAAGGGCTGGACGACTGACACCCAGTTCTCGTCCGTCCCCCCGGGGTTCTCGCAGGACATCCTCAATGTGATGCCCGTGGACCAAGGGCGTCGGAGGATGCGGCTCTCGTCACGCGCTGGGTTCAACCCGATCTACGAGTTTGGTTCCGCTGGACCGATCCAGTGCATGGTGCGCTGTGTTGCGTACACGGGCGCGTCTGGCGCACTCAAGACGGTGATCAAGGACCGCACGATCGTCGTCAAGGCTGGCGTGGTGTACTACCTTGAGCAGGGCGGCGTGCCGACAGTCTGCTCGATCGCCGCCGGAGCATCGGCACCAATGAACACGCCGGCGCTGAACGCCAGCGTTCGCACGGTCGAGGGCGTGCAGTTCAACGACTACGTCTACCTCTGCGACGGCATCAACTACGTCAAGGTTGACATCAGCCTGACGGTGCCGGAGGTGCAGAAGTGGGTTGATCCGTACAACCACATCAAGGTCACGGTCAGCGGCACCAGCAACTACGCGACTCTGGTGACGAGGTATGGCGCACGCATTGTGCTGGCCGGCGTTGCTGACGCCGAAACCAACTGGTTCATGTGCCACATTGACAACCCAGAAGACTGGCAACCAACAGGGGGCAACGCCACGGACGCCATCGCTGGTGGCGGTTCGGACTACGGCACGCTTGGCGACCGGATCGTGGCGCTGATCCCGCTTGGCAACACTGGCCTCCTGTTTGCCGGCCAGCGTTCGATGTCCTACCTGACGGTTGACCCTGCGCTTGGCGACCCGCAGATCATCACGTTGTCGAGGAACATCGGCATCGTTGGCCCGCGTGCGTTCTGCTACGGGCCTGAGAAGATCGCCTACATCCTTGGGTACGAGGGGCTGTACCGGGTCACGCCAAACGACTTCAGCCTCGACCGAGCGCAGTTGATCAGCCTGAACGTGCTGGACTCCTTCTTCAGCAAGACTCAGTGGGAGGATCTGGATGTCCTGCTGACATATGACGTTGAGTTGCGCGGGGTCTGGATCTGGCTGACCCGTCGCGACCAGCCGTCGGTCAGCGTCCACCTGTTCTACAGCGAGCAGACCGGCGGGTTCTTCCCGCAGCGCCTGTACGAGCCTGCGTTCTATGGCGCACTCACGACGTGTCAGGCGGTCGTGTCCGACGGTCGCACGCCCGTGGCCCTGCTGGGCAGCGCCGATGGGAAGATTGGGTACTTTGACTACCGGATCATCTCCGGCATCGACGGCTATCCAGCCAGCGGATACAACAGCAACGAGGGTGGCACCTACACGCCTCCGAATGCTGCCCAGTCGGTCAATCGCCGGGTGCTGTCCAACCTGACGCTGGGTCCGGTCATTGGCGACCTTGGCACCCGGGTCATGGTCAGGGACGTTCTAGTCGAGTTGAACAGCGAAGAACACCTGCCAGACGAGGACGTGAAGGGCAACCTGCCCCGCCCGACGCTGGCCCTAAGTTACGGCGACACGGCTGAGAAGGCGATCGCCGCCAGCCTGACGACCGTCCGGGTGATCCTTGGCGACGAACCGATCGTGGACGGCGGCGCGGCGTCCACCTCGTCGTTCGCCTCAACGGTTGACGGTGACGACGCCACGCCAGCGTCGATCACGGACTACATGGACGGTGCCTACGCCCCGTCCGAGTTCGGGTTGTACGAGGCCCGCAGCACGTTCGTGGACCCCGAGAACCGGGTGTACGACGGTGCTTCGCCGGACGCCGAGTACTACCTGAAGCGTGACACCTTTGACAGCGCCGAGCGTTGGTTGATCTACCACACCGACACAAACAACCTGATCTACGCGCAGCAGGCGATCAGCGGGGTGTACAGTACAGACCCGACGGTCGGTGAGTATTTCTTCGTCCCAGACGGAGTTACGACCGCAGCAGGACTCCAGTCCGACGACACGGCCACCATTGCTGGCGTGCTGATCGAGGCCGAGAACCTTGCGCTAGGCGAACTGTACGAGGGCAACAACAACCATTTCCGGTGCCGCGTGCGTGCCGGTGCGCTCTACATGCAGATTGCCAGTCAGGGCTACCCGTGGGCGCTGGAACGTGCGTCCGTGTTGGTTGACGCTGTTGGCATGAGGCGAAACGTGCGAGAGGTGACCTGATGGGAATCTTCCAAGCAATCGCGGCTGGCATTGGAATTGGCGGTGGTGGCGCTCTGTCGTATGCGGGCCAGAAGAAGTCCCGCAAGGCGATGGAGGCTCAGATCAAGAACTTGCAGTCTGGCCTGCGCGGAATTGGTACTCAGGTCGGCGCGGCCTACGGAACCCTTGGTCGTGAGACCGCCGGCCTGTACCAGCCGCTTCTTGACTACCAGCAGCAGTCGAGCGACCAGATTCTCAATCGGTTCATCGCTGAACGGCAGGCCAACACCGACCAGTACCGACAGGGGTACGAGCAGAACATTGCACAGTTCCAGAGCGCCTACGACACGATCCGGCAGCAGTACGCCGCCGGCATGGAGCGCGTGTACGGCGAGGCGGCGTCTGGCCGTCAGGCGATGCTTGAGAGCGTCGATCTTGCCACGCAGCAGAACGTCGCCCGCCAGCAGGCTGCCAATGCCTTCAGCGGTCTTGGTCTGACCACCTTCGGTCAGGGCGTGGTTGCTGCACGTCAGGCTGAGGGCGCACGCCAGCGAGGCGTGATCCAAGAGCAGTACGCCAGCCAGTTGGCTGCCATCCGTCAGGCGCAAGCCACTGGTGAAACGTCGCTGGCGCAGGCGCAGGCAGGTGGAGTTAGCGATCTCCGGCAGAGAATGACAACTGGACTGGCAGAGATGGGTACGTCCTACTCCAGCGCGTTGGCCGGTATGCAGCAAGGCTTCGCCGGTCAGCGGCTTGGTCTCATGTCGTCGATGCAATCCAACCTCATGGGCTACCGCCAGAGCGAATTGCTCTCGCCGTTTGAGTATCAGGAGGCGGCACTGACCATTCCGTTCAACGCCCAGATGAACATCGCCCAGAACCGTGGTGCATTCCATCAGCAGATGGGCAATGCCCTGATGGGTGCCGGCATGGGAATGCTGGGCGGTATGGGCGGCGGCATGGGCGGCATGGGTGGCATGGGTGGCGGAGGCGGAGGCGTTCGATAAGAACAAGGAGAAGAACATGGCATACTTCAATCCAAACATGATCAGCAAGATGGCTTCGTCTGCCATGACCGGCAAACGATTCCAATCTCAACTGACTCAAGTCCCATACCAAGACTTCCTTCTCCCTGAAGATCGCGAGGGTAATCCCAGTGATCGCGTTTCAGCACGCGCATCATCTCAGCCGTCACCGGGCGCGACATCACCGTCGTTCATGTCGGAACTTGGAGAGGCATGGAACAAGGTCGCTCCCGACATGTTCCGTGGCATCGCGGCTGGTCTTGCGTCCTATCAGGGCGATCCCAGCCGGCCACTCAGCGGTGTCGGCGAGGCGATGGCTGCAACGATGCAGCGCGGCGAGCAGACCCGCGAGGCTCGTCGCAAGATGAGCCTGATGCCCGAGGAGGCTGCCGCCGTCGCAAAGTCTGAGCGCGAATACGAGAAGATCAAGTACGAGGACGACAAGGATGCGTTCCGTGCGCTGCGCGAGATGGAGGGATTCCGTATGGGTGTCCCGACCGACTCTGTCAGCAAGGGTCTGATGGCCTACACCGCAGCCAATCCGTTCAGCGCGGTCGAGCGCCAGCGCATGGACGACGATCTCCGCCAGCGGCTCACGGCAGCACTCCGCGTTTCCTTCTGAGGTACACATGCCGCAACCACCCCTTGGCTCATCGATGATGCAGGACGTTGACGGATTCCCGGTTCAGGCCGGATCCGGCGCTCCTGAGCAGTCTCGCCCGATGGCGTCCAGCGAGCAACTCGACCGTCAGTTCTTGGGTGAGATTGACTCCGTCCTTGAGCGGATGAACCGCAACCCGAGTTGGGCTGTCGGTGATCCTGCCATTGCGGGCCAGCCGTCGTTCGGCAAGGCGGTTGCCGGCATCGAGCAGGGTGACGTTCAGGGTCTTGAGATGCTCCGGTTCGGCACCGTGCGCGGTACGCCAGCCGTGTCCTTCACGGACGAGGACGGTCAGGAGCAGATCATCAAGGTGACGTTCCCGCAGTGGATGGGCATGATCCAGAGCCGCGACGACGCCCGCGCCCAGTTGCGACAGCAGCGCGAACTCGACGCCAAGAAGCAGGCGTTCGCGGGCCAGTTCCGCGCCCTGTCTGCGCGTGTCGCCGAGAGTCAGGATCCCATTGTCGGCGAGTACCTGTCGCTTCTGTACGACATGGACCCCGGTATGGCTATGGGCGGCCTCCAGTCGTTCATCAAGGCCCGCGCTGGCCGCGAGGACTACACGGTCTACCGTGGTCAGGAAGTGCCGTCGTCGTTCGCCGAGGCCATGTCTGCCCTCGATGACGCTCAGGCTGATGGGCGCACCATGACTTTCGGAAGGCACGCTGCTGCTTTGTCGGAGCAGGGAAACCAGAACGCGGCCAATGCCGTGAATATGGCGATGTCCATGATGCGCCCCAAGGGTGACCGCGTCACTCCGCGCTCGATGACGATGCCGATGTGGGCCATGCAGCAGCAGAACCCGATGGCTCTCGCGATGGTCGTCGATGCGATGCGTCAGGGCTTGCTGCCGGGTATGACCCGCCCGGTCGCTCTGCCGTCGGTCAACAACGGATCGACCGATGCTGCCACGTTTGAGCAGTTCATGCAGCGGTTCAACGAGGTGTCCGGCGCTATGGGCTGGGCACCGGCTGGTGAGCAGGACATTCGCGTCATCATGGATGCCATCGCCCGCGTTCGTGGTGGCCTGATGATTGACCAGCAGGTTGTTGCGCCGCAGGCTGGTGGAGCATCCACTTCTGGCAAGCCGGCGCAGCCGGCTCCAGCCGCCGTGCGCGGACTGTCGAGCCGAAGCCGCAACGCTCTGGAAGTACTCGCGCAGAACCCGTACTTCGCTCGTCTTCGCAGCAGCGACCAGAATGAGCGTGCAGCGGGGTTCAAGATGATTGAACGTCTATACAATGAGATGCAGGCGAACGGGCCTGAGTACCTTGGACGGTACGGCGTCGATCCTGCACTGATCGAAGAGGCATACGCGGCAATCTCTGGAAACTGACCATGAGCCAATTCTCGTTCTTCCCGCAGCCTGACGGCACTGACCCACTGGCCGATTCGCTGACGCAGTACAGGAGGAGCAAGAAGGCTCTGGGCCAGCGTTCGCCAGAAGACAAGCGGTTCATGGATCTTGGTCGTGCGTTTGCCGATATGGTCGGCAGCATTGAGCCGACGAATCTGTTGTCGATTGGCGGGATGGTTGAAGAGTTCGGCGATGTCACCAAGTTCATTGACCGTGCGAAGACGATCAACACGCGAAGTGATCTGGAAGAGGAACTGTCTTCCGGGATCCTCAGCCCGCAAGAGGCTGAACTCAAGCAGCAGCAGATCGACTTCCTCGACAAGTTGGTGCAGCGCGAGTCGGAGCAGCAGGATGTTGCCCGCGAGGCGGATATCGCAGAGACCGGCGTCGTCGGCATGTTCGGCGAGGGTGTCAAGGCAGGCGTAACGCAGGGCGTCATCAGCACCCTTCGCGGCATCAACAACCTGACCCCGTTCGACGGGGATGCGTTCTGGAGCGGGGCGCAGCGCGAGTCTGGCAAGGCGATTCCCGAGGGAAGCATTGCCGGCAACATCGGTCAGGCTGTTGGCAGCGGCGCGTACAGCGCGGCTGCGTTCGCGGCCAGCCCGTATGTCGGCATTGCTGCGATGGGCTTGCAGGGCTACGGCGGCGGCATCGACGAGTACGAGCAGGCGTTCGCTGCTGGCCTGACGACCGGCGACTACAGCCAGTTTGAGAAGGTCACAGCCGGTCTGACCAGCGCGGCGATCGAGGCGGTGACCGAACGGATCGGCGCTGGTGTCGCTCAGAAACTCGCCAAGACCGGTGTCGCGCAATGGTTCGCGCAGCCGGGTGCGCGGGCCATCATCAAGACCGTTGGTGGAATGTATGGGGCCGAGGCGCTTGAGGAAGGTCTCGTCCCTATCTTGCAGGCTGGCGTCAAGGCGACCGGCATCACTGGTATGGAGGTCGAGTCGTGGGGCGACGTGTTCTCGCAGGCTGCGACGGACGCTCTTTACGGCGGGTTCGGTGGCTACGGCGCTGGCGCAGTCAACATCCCGGTCGAACTGTCCAAGCGTCGTGAGACCAACCGTCTGCTTCGCGAGGCCGGCAGCAAGTATGCCGATCCCGCATACATCCGCGAGATCCTCCCGCAGCGTGCAGCGGCTCTCGACGCGATGACGCCGCAGGAACGCCTCGTAGAAGAACAGCGATCCCAGCAGGCTTTGATGCAGGCTGGCGCGGATCTCGCCCGGTCCAAGGAGGCAGTAGCCAATGCCAGCGCCGAGGTTGCACAGAAGCGCAAGGAACTGGAACGATCACGCCGAGGCAAGGATCAGCAGCGCACTCAGGCTCTTGAGGGCGAAGTATCTACACTGGAAGCAGCACTGGAGAATGCGCGGCGGGTTGCCGCGACAGCGGCTGCCGATTACTCAGCGTCGCAACTGAACTATCTCAGTGCTGCGACTATTGCGTCGAGCGCCCGCCCGACGACCCAGATGTCTGCGACCGACATCCTTGCGGGCATGAACTACCAGCCGGCTTCGGCTTCGACCAAGCAGCAGAAGGCAGCACAGGCTCAGATCGAGAAGTTGGGATTCAAGGTCCAGTGGTACGACGGTGCTGCCGAATCGCAGCCTGCATTCTTCAGCGGGCAGACTCCGGACACGGTGTACCTTCGCGCCGATGGCAACAGCACGTTCGCTGGCATCATGGGTCTTGCGTTCCATGAGATCACGCACTGGGCGCAGTTCAGCGACAGTGGCCTGTGGGCTGCCCTTCGCAGCACGGTGGACGACAAGTCAATGCTGGATGCAGCGACCAACTACTGGTCACAGCAGGCTGGCATCGACCCGGTCGTCCGTCGTTCGATTGCCGAGATCATTGCTCAGTCGCAGGGCAAGGCGGGATCAACCGACGCGGTTGGCGAGATCGAGCAGCGCATGGCTGGCACGATGGCCGAGGTCGAGGGTGTTGCCCAGTTGATCCAGAACGGCACCGAGGCGCTCTTCCGTGGCGACGCCGTACCGGGCTGGTTCAACCAGATGTTGATCCGCGCCGGCGTTCGTGGCCGTTCGGCGATGAGTGCGCTCAAGTTGTACCGTGGCCTGCAAGAGGCGGCGAAGAACAACAAGGCGTACAGCCCGGGCAAGTTCGGGTTCACGATCGAGGCCGCGCAACGTGGCCTTGAGGTCATGCGTGCCGCACGGGAGGCGGCCATGTCCCAGCCGCAACCGGCCCAGCCGGCCCCCGCGTCCACTGCGACGCCCACCCCTCAGCCCGCGCCTGCGCCTGCTACCGCAACACCTGCGGCTCCGGCTCCGGCCCCGGCTGCTGGTCAACCTGCGCCCGCCCCGGCACCTGCTCCGGCTCCCGCGCCCGCTCCTGCCCCGGCTGCTGCTCCTGCCCCAGCGCCTGCACAGCCGGCAGGCCAAGTTGACCGTGATACCGCCCTGCGCGACATCTTGAACAGCGGCGGTCTCAGGGTTCAGCCGACCGCCCGCGACATCATCGGACCGGTCACGCCAGAGTCAGAGGCTGCGATGACTCGCGCCGTGTCCACGCTTGGGCCGCAGGGCTACCGCGATGCCGTTGCCGCGATCGACCTTGCGCTTGCCGAGGTGAAGCGCGAGGACGAAGCCGCTGGTCGCCCGTACTCGTTCGACGGCGTCAGCCGCGAGGAGGTTCTGTCGCTGCTGAATCAGACTGCTCTGGCCGACGAGGGCGCAACCCTGCCCGACGGCAAGCCGGTCACGGTCACGCCGGAGCAGCGTGAACTCGCGAAGAAGGTTCGTCGTAAGGTCCGCCGCACGGTTGGCGACGACGTGGTTCTGTTCGCCCGGTCGGCAAAGCCAAAGAGCGACATTGGACACAAGCGCGAGAAGGCCACTGGTCGATATGTTGGATCTCCCGACTGGGTCGGCGGCAATCCGGCTCAACTGAAGAAGTTGCGAAAGATCCTTCGCGGTCTTGCCATTGAGGGCAAGTCTGGTCGGTACTGGTATGAGAACTCCAGCGAGGCGATTCTTGAAATCGCCGGCGGAGACAAGGTTGAGGCAGAGAAGATCGTCGCGCTCATCGCGCTTTACTCGCCCAACGCAACCGTGCCGGCCAACACCACGATGGCCCTGACGGCTTACTACCAGTTCAAGGCTGGTGTTCCGATCAACGCCGGCTTCGGTGTTGCCGACGCCAAGGCCACCGCCCTGATGGCCGAGGGCAAGATGTGGAGCGGCATCAAGACCAACTCGTTTTACCAGAACCTGATGGTCAACATCGACCCATCCAAACTCGACCCCGGCGTGGCGACGATGGACATGTGGATGGCCCTTGCGTTCGATTACGGCGACAAGACGCTTGATCAGGGGCCGAAGTACCAATTCTCCCAGCGTGAAATCCAGCGCCTTGCTGCCGAACTTGGATGGGAAGCACATCAGGTTCAGGCCGCCATCTGGACTGCTATGAAGGGTCGCATTGATCCGATTCGCGATCAACTCAAAGATCGCGAGTTGGCAGAGGGCATTGGCGAGAACTACGACAAGGTCGATCCGAAGACTGGCAAGACCAAGGTCTTGTACCGTGTCAAGAAGGGACGCGAGTACGACCACTTCCGTCTGGCACACAAGATGGGAATGGAATATGACCTGAAGGCAGAGGACATCGAGGCGAGCCGGTACGACTTCAGCGATGCGCTTCGGGAGCGCATGGTCCAGTTGTCGTGGGAGGCGACTCCATCGACCAGCACCGGTCGTTCGATTCCGGGCATTCACAAGGCTCCACTCGATCAGCGTCGCGAATACCTAGAAGCGATCTACAAGGTCTTGTTCCAGAACGGTCGCAGCGTGATTGCCGAACTTGCCGGACTGGCGAACGGCACATCCATGATCGGTTATTCGGCATGGAAGGGCGACATCGGTTCCGGGGCGCAGACGTTCACCCCGATCCCCACGTCAGGTACTGGCTCAAAGAAGGAGATCAAGCCAGAGGCCGCCGGCAATTTGGACTTGGCGTCGAACATCTTGGGGTTCATTCTGGAGCAGGACGCCGTGACGTACCACACGGCGGTGTACGGCGCTGCGAAGAAGGACCAGAACATGGTCGCGCTGGAGACCAGTCGCCCGTTGACGATGCAGGAGATGCAACTTCTGTACAGAGAACTGCACGCCAAGTTCGGCACTTGGGACTTGGCTCCCGCCTATCGCAACGACGGCGTGCGTATCGGGAACTACACGGCGTTCGATGATAGTGTTCCAACGATCGATAACGAGGCATTCCACAAGGGTGTTGCAGAGGTAATCGAGTCTTTGCCTGATACCTTCGGCGGTGGTACTGTCACGCTGTCATCGTTCAAGTCTGTCGGTAACTACATCACCAACGATTGGAAGGACAATCCAAATGGCGAAACTTATCTGGAGAGAATCCAAGCCCAACGACCCATGGTTCTCGATCGGGTCCGAAGTCTTCGTGCCAGTGTCGAAGCCATCAACCGAGAGTTCGATGCCAAGTACGGCTGGGGCGCAGGCCGAGTCTTCGGCGCAGCCCAAGCCGCCCCAGCCCCAGCCGCCCCAGCAGCCGAGCCAGATGTAACTGGCGAGCGTCCTGATGACGAACCCGAAGGGCCGGGTCCGACACCCGGCCCCGGCGGTGGCGTGACTCCCCAGCCATCGGTGGTGTCCGCCCGCCAGCCGGCAGCCGTTGCGTCCGATGCTGACTATCTCGCTGCGGTCGAGCGCGGCGACATGGCGACCGCGCAGCGGATGGTGGACGAGGCGGCAAGGGCTGCTGGATACGAAACCAAAGCCTTCCACGGAAGC